AACAGCGCAACAGGCTTGCTTGAATACCTTGCTTCGGGTGCTGCCGCTGTTTACACAGCATCACTTGGCTTTGCTCGCAACCTTCTTGTTACCCCTGAACAATGGGCTAACATCATGAGCTACAACGATGCAGGTCGCCCAATCTACAACGCAGCAAACCCACAAAACGCAGGTGGATCAGTTAACCCACAAAGCCTTCGTGGAACCGTTGCAGGTCTTGACCTTTACGTATCACGTAACTTTACTGGTACAGGTGGAGATGGAACTGCTGATTACTCAATGGCAGTTGTCAATCCTGATTCCTACACATGGTATGAATCCCCACGCTTCCAGCTACGCACAAATGTGAATAGTGATGGAACCGTCGATTTGGGTTACTATGGCTTCGGCGCACTTGCAACGAAAGTTGCTGCCGGTGTCAACTGGTTCAACAAGTCCTGATCTAACTAACTAGATCATTTGAGTTACCCCGGCGCACAGCCCTTGCGCCGGGGATAACATAAGAAAGGAATACAATGCCTGCCACATACGTAACCGAAGCTGAACTACGCAGCGCGCTCGGAATCGGTGCTTTGTATTCGTCTGCCGTTGTTGAAGAAGTGTGTCAAGCGGCTGAAAACGTAGTGAAAGAAAAACTCTGGTTTAACAATCAACCAGTTGTAGCTTTACAAGGTTTCGGCTCATACGGCAAAGTATTTCTTCCGACAACAGCCGATCAATTTTATGTAGGCCAGACAGTCACAGTAGAAAATGTCAGGGCCCATTTTAACGGCTCTAAAACACTTACAGCGGTCAATGGTCATTCAGTCACATTTAACTTAAACCAGCCTGTAACTGAGCCTTATCATCAAGTCGTGCCTTATGGACGAATCTTTGCGGCACAAGCTGTGGATTACGCTACGCTGCCCGAAGTCAATCAAGCTACCCTTATGATTGCCGTGGATATATGGCAAGCACGTCAAGCTTCTAACGCTGGCGGCATTTCACCTGATTTTCAACCTTCACCTTATCGCATGGGTAATACCCTCATGGCGCGTGTTCGAGGCTTACTTGCGGATCACCTAGCACCGGGCGGTCAGGTCGGGTAATGTCAGCAATCTCTACCCTTCGTGGGACAATCGCGACTGCACTAGCTGATAATGCTGTGTGGCAGGTGTTTTCCTTCCCGCCTGCCACACCGCTTGCTAACAGCATCGTGGTACAGCCCGCAGACCCTTATATCGAGCCTTCGAATGACCATTACAAAACGGTTAAGCCTAAGGTCAATTTCAAGCTCATAGTGCTTGCGCCTATGTTTGACAATCAGGGTAACCTCATCAATATTGAAGATTATTATTTGAACATTGTGAATAAGCTAGAGGCATCGAGCATCGCTTATTCTATTGGCACATTTAGTGCCCCCGCAGTCTTGACCGGTATAGCAGGCGATCTACTATCCGGTGAAGTAAGTATCAGCGTTCTCTCAGATTGGAGCTAAACATGGCTGATGTAGAAAAAGAGCGTGAGGCTTTCCTAGCTAAAATCGGTCAGGTAAAGCCCACAGAACCAAAACCAACCGCAACCGCTAAGAAAGATGAGGAATAGTAAATGGCTATTTTCTTAAATAACAAGGTCGGTCTCAAGATCAACGCAATCGATCTTAGCGACCACGTAACAAGCGTTACCCTGAATCAGGCATTCGATGAGCTCGAAGTAACTGCTATGGGTGACACAGCACACAAGTTTGTCAAGGGTCTCGAGTCAGCTACGCTTACCGTTTCATTCTTGAATGATACTGCCACAACACCTGCAAATAGCGTACTTGCTACACTACAAGGTGTTTATGGAACGACTACTGCCGTTAAGATGTTACAAGATAAAAGCGCGGTAGTATCAGCCAGCAACGTTCTATACACGTTTGACGTTCTTGTAAACAATCTAACACCTATTAACGGTGCTACAGGTGACATGGCCACTATGGACATTACATTTACAGTAAACTCAGCAGTAACCGTAGCCTCAACAGGCACGTTCTAATTTAACAAAGGGGCAAAAATGGCAAGTCTAAAAGTTACTAGGGCAGATGGCACAGAGTCAGTTCATGAGATTACTCCAGCTATCGAGTATTCGTTCGAGCAGTATGCCAAGAAAGGTTTTTATAAAGCCTTTCGTGAGGATCAAAAGCAGAGCGACATTTATTGGCTTGCTTGGGAATGTCTGCGCAGAGCAGACGCTCCACAGGTTTATCCGTTTGGGGACAAGTTCCTTGAAACCTTAAAGGCTGTTGAGGTTTTAGGGGATGACTCCCCAAATGGCTAACGCGTGATTCTTGGACGTATCGAATAGCTCAATTATCGGTACATACAGGAATTGCGCCTAGCGAGTTTATAAATATGGATAAGGATTTACTTAAAGCCTTCCATGAGGTACTAAAGAAACAGGCGGAAGACAGGAAAAATGCCAGTAGAGGTAGCAGGCGTAATAGAGGCTAGAAAAGTCCTCCGTAAACTCGCGCCTGACATTCTTAAAGCATATAACGCACAAATCGCTGTCCCGTTGAAAGAGATTCGTAATGATGCGCGGTCTAATGTCCCGCCAACGATAGCCAATCTCAGTAATTACAATTCCGTTGGCTACGAGCGTAAAAGCCGCACAAGCCGTGAACGAGCATTTCCTTCTTATGAGCCCGGCGTTATTCGTTCGGGTCTAACTTACTCATTGGCTAAAAGTCGAACCAATCGCAGCGGATGGGTGTCGCTAGTATCGATGCTTAACAAGTCTGCATCGGGAGCCATTGTTGAAACGGCTGGTCGTAAAAATCCCTATGGATCTCCCGACTCGCAATCAAATAACCCACTAGCGGGAGAATGGTTTATTAACTCTCTCAATAACGGCATCGGTGAGTTAAAACAGACAGGCAAGACAGAAAAGACCAAGGGCCGTCTCATGGGTGCTGCCGTAGTAGACAATCAAGGTAAAGCACAAGCCACAGTCCTCAAGATTCTAGAGCAAGTAAGCCAAGCGGCGAACAACGAGATTGCGAGGTTTAAGCGTGGCAATTAATTTTCCCATTACGACCAGTTTCGATAACCGAGCAGTCAATAAAGCCGAGCAAGCATTTGATAAGTTAGGCCGCACCTTTGTCGCTGCGTTCTCTGTCACAGCGATTACCAAGTTTACTAAGGCATCGATTCAGGCATTTTCACAAGCTGAGCAAGAGGCACGTTTACTTAACACGCAGCTTGAAGCAATCAATCTAGGATTTGCTTCACCGTATCTTAACGAGTTCATTGACAAATTATCGCTTGCTACTGGTCTCACCGGCGGTAAATTGACTAATGCTTTCATCTCGTTATCACAGGCTACCGAGGATGCAAGTACCGCACAGGAAATCCTTAACACCGCTATTGATGTCAGCTTTGCTACTGGTAAAGACTTGCAGACGGTTTCTAACGCGTTGCAACGTGCGTACAAAGGCGAGACAACAGCTCTTAGCCGCCTACGCATCGGATACACCGCAGCAGAGCTCAAAGGTAAAGATTTTGATGAAGTCCTAACAGATCTACGCGACAAGTTCTCAGGAGCATCTGCCGCCGCTGTCGATACCTACGCCGTCAAGATGGCGCGATTGGCGGAGTCAGTCGATCAGGCTAAAGAGGCTTTCGGTGAGGCATTTGTCAAAGCTGTTGAAGATTCTAATGTCGAATTAGAGGACATGCAGCAGACGGTCATAGACCTTGGTCAGGCTTTCGGTTACGCATCGGGCAAGGCACTAGCGTTCGCTAATGACACGCTGCGAGACCTAACAACCGCCCTAGCCGAAGGGGATGACTTCTTCTCCAAGTGGATTAGATCCTTAGCCTCACTAGACGCTGAGGGTATCCGTGTAGCCGAAAAGAGAACCTCTGCCGAGTTGCGTGCTCAAAACGCGTTACGCCGAGCAGAGGCTCGTAATGCTGCCAAGAGATTGAGCGAAACGAAAAAAGTATCAGACGAAAAGAAAAAACAATCCATTCTAGAAAAAGCCAATTCAGTCTTTGATCTAGAAAAGATACAGATTGAGGCTGCGCTCAAAGGCAACATAACAAAAGAAGAACAGACACGTCTTCTTCTTATGAAGGCTATTACTGAGGAAAACGCTACCGCAGCCGAAGATTTAACGAAGAAACTAAAAGAGATTCAGGAAGAAAACTCTAAGCTTGCTAAACAGCTAACAACCTTCCCTAAAGCCAATAACCCATTCCAAGACTGGACTAGCACATTAACTGGGGTAATGGCTCAACTTACAGCGATTGCACAAAAGAAAATCGTTGTAGATTTCCTAGCTAACTTCAAGCCAGTAGACACCTCAGCGATTACTGCTGTTATTGGCGGAGGCGCGGCAGGTGGCACAGCAGGTGGAACCGCAGGTGGAACGGCAGGTGCGGGAGCAGGTGGCGCAGCTGGAGCAGGC